AACATTGCACTGGCAAAAACCTTCGTCCCCATCCTGGACGAAATCTACAAGCTGGCATCGCTGACCAGCAAGCTGGACGGCGCTGCGGAGCTGGCGCGGCAGGGCGCGAACGCCAACGAGCTGATCGTGCCCATGCTGAGCATGCAGGGGCTGGGCGACTACAGCCGCAACGACGGGTACGTCAAGGGCGACGTGACCATGACCAATGAGACCGTAAAATGCAACTACGACCGCGGCCGCAAGTTCTATGTGGACGCGCTGGACAATGAGGAGACCGCGAAGCTGGCCTTCAGCCGTCTGTCCGGCGAGTTCATCCGCACAAAGGTGGTGCCGGAACTGGACGCTTTCCGCTTCGCATCCTACGCGGGCAAGAGCGGTATTTCAAAAGCCACCGCAGCCGATCTGCCGGACGGCGCATCGGTGCTGGCGGCGCTGCGTGTGGCCATCACGAAGATGGACGAAGATGAGGTGCCCACGGAAAACCGCCACCTGTTCATCACGCCGACGCTGGACGGCATGATCGCAGACCTGGACACCACGAAGAGCCGTGAGATCCTGACGCGCTTTGCTACAAAGACGCTGGTGCCGCAGACCCGGTTCTACACGGCCATCGACCTGCTGGACGGCAAGACCGGCGGCGAAGAGGCGGGCGGCTTCAAAAAGGCCGACGGCGCGAAGAATATCAACTTCATGGTGATCCACCCCTCGGCACTGATCCAGTTCCAGAAACATATAGTGCCCAAAATCAAAGGGCCGGAGGACGACCTGGACGGCGATCGCCACATGTTCGGCTACCGCACCGTGGGCATCGCGGACGTGTACGCCAACAAGCTGGCGGGCATCTACATGCATAACGCGGCGGAAGCAGGAGGCTGAGAACGATGAGGACAGTTGGTTTGACCTTTCATGAGGATACACAGGCCGCCCCGGCTGTTGAGGCCGGGGCCTCCCTGCCGGAGGCCGGGACGGCCGCACCGGAAGCGGGAGCACAAACCCCCGCCCCGGCACCGGAAAAGGCGCTGGAGGATATGACGGTGACGGAACTGCGCAGCTTCGCTGCGGCGCACGGCATCGACGTGACGGGCGCGGCTAAAAAGCAGGACCTGCTTCTGGCCGTGCAGACGGCGGTAGAGCCTTCTGCCGCACCGGCTGAGGCTGTGCCCGGTGAGCAGCCGGAGACGGCCGCAGAGTAATACACGGGAGGGATACGCATGGTAGCGGACAAGGAGTTCTACTATTCCACATACCACGGAAAACTTTCGGAGGCGGACGTGGAGGGCTGCCTGGCCCGTGCGGAGTACATGCTGCACAGCCTGACGCTGGACCGCCTGCAGGACGGAGCCTGGGAACAGGACGAAACGCTGGCGAAATGCGTGCGCATGGCGCACTGCGCGCTGGCGGACGCCCAGCACGCCCAGGACACGGCCGTGCTGGCGGGCGGAAAAGTGACCAGCGAAAGCGTGGGAAACTGGAGCCGCAGCGTACAGCAGGATGATGCACAGACGGGCAGCTTCGAGCGCCGCTGCCTGCGTATCGCCGCCCAATATATCCCCATCCGCAGCGGGCTGCTGTACCGGGGGGTGAGCGGATGCTGACGCCGAATGCAAGCTGCACGTTGTATCTGCAGACGGGGCCGGGGGCATACACGCGGGTGTATGTCCCCGCCTGCTTCTGGCAGGACGGAGAGGACGGCGTGAGCATCGTCATCCCCGGTGAACTGCCGGAGCAGTACAAGGGTGAAAAACGGGAAAAGGACTACGTGGTGCAAGGCGAGCGTATGGGCGAGGTCACGGACACACAGAGCAAGCGTGAGTTGATCGCAGACAAGCCCCTGACTGTCAAAAACCTTGTGCACTGTGCATTCGGCGGCCTGCCTCATTGTGAGGTGACGACGGAATGAGCATGCTGGAGCTTGACGTCAAGCTGCCGGAACTGGACGGCCTCGTGAAAGACCTGGGGCTTGAAGAAGGCGGACGCGCCCAGCAGCATCTTGTGAAAAATGTTGCACGGCGCATCACCAAGTATGTGCCCAAGCGCACATACAGCAGCATTGAGAACGCCATCGCCCAGGGCCAGGAGCCAGCCAACGGCCGCATCGTCATCCGCGGCCCACAGGTCAAGTATCTGTATTTCGGGAAAGTCATGGCCGGGCGCAAGCCGAAACACGTTACAAACAAAGATATCCGGTACACTACCACGTTCAACCGTCTTGCCGGTCCTTTCTGGCTTGAGCGCCTCATGGCCGCCGAAAAGGACCGGATCATTGAGGATGAACGCCGGAACATTTTAGGAGGCCCATAATGGCTATTTTAAACGATATCCGCGCCCTGTTCGCACAGTGCCCCGCGCTGAAAGATCTGGAGGCGCGCACCGACCAGCTGGAGACGGACGCCGAGGGGTACGGGATCTTCCCGGCCGGTTCTGCCATCATCGAACAGGATATGTGCGGAGCGGCCACCTGGCAATACAACTTCATCATTGCCGCCACCCGTATGACGGCTGATGACATCATGCGGCTGGATAACTGCAACTTCACAGAAGAGTTACAGGACTGGGTCCAGCAGCAAAACCGCAAGGGCGTCCCTCTTTCCGGGGACGGCCTTTCTTTTGTCTCAATTTCCGCCTCAAACGGAGCCTTTACAGACTGGGACGAAAATTTCCAATATGGTGTCTACAAAATTCAGGGCACCCTGATCTATGAAAAGGAGTGACGAAGCATGCCTGGAACATATATTACCCCCAAGACATTCAACCGCCGCTGGTGGATCGACCTCAGTGCAAACGATTCGCCCCAATGGGCGGAGGTTGCCTCCGGCATCACATCCCGCGGCAACAGCATCAACGAACAAAGCCAGGAATACTACGACATGGCGGGCCGGGGCGTGGCCGAAAGCGAGGTCACGGGCGTGAGCGTGTCCCGTACCTTCACCGGTTTCCGCAGGTTTGGCGACGCTGCGCAGGACGCCATCATGGACCGCCTGTACGACCTCGACAACCGGAAAGTCAAGTTCATTGAGTGCTACGACAATTTGGGCAGCGGCAAGCCCAACGGCCGTCAGGGAGAGGGCGTGCTGTCCATCACGGACGATGGGTCCGGCGACGCCCAAAACCGCGAAAACATCAGCTTCGGCCTCAAGATCCTGGGCACTCCCCAAAAGGGAACTGTCACCATCGGTGAGGACGGCACGCCCACGTTTTCGCCGCAGGCCGCAGAGGCAAAGGCGGCGTCGAAATGAGCGCGGGGTTTGAGTTTGCCAAAAAGCACGAGATCACCATTTGCGGCCGTGCATACCCGTGCGATATCTCGGACAAACGGATGCTGGAAGGCGTTACGCGGGATTTTCCCCGCGTGCTTCAGGCCGCGCAGGCATTCTGTGCGATGGACGCCAAGCTGAAGCCCGGCGGACAGGACGGACGGAGCGCGGACACCATGGCACAGGAGGCGCTGGAAAAATTTTCGGACGCCGTAGCCATGTGCCGTGCCTTCATCGAAGGCACGCTGGGCGTTGAAGAATACCGGGAGATCTTCGGCGGCCGCCCGGAGAACATCAACGAACACATCAGCCTGTGCGCGTACATTTACGGCGAGGTCATGGGAGGACGCCGGGAGGTTGTGGAGCAGTTCCTGATCCCGGAGCTGAAGGAGGCGGTTGCGAATGTATCCGGTGATGCTGGAGCTGCCGGACCAGATCCTTGGCCGAAAGGTGCCGACGGACTGGGCCTGGTGGATGAAGTATGTGGGAACGGTGCTGGCGTCTGACCTGACGCCGGAAGAACAGTTCGACGTTATCCTGCTCAATACATTCCGTGAAATACCGCAGAACGAAGCCGGGCACTTCCAGGGAGTGCTCGACTTCTATTTTTGCGGCGATCCGCCCCGCGGGGATGAACCGGCCCCGCCGGAACGGCTCCTGGACTGGAAAAAAGACGCGCTGCGCATCTGGGGGGATTTCCGCGTATACGCGGGCATCGACCTTTTCACAGCGCGGATGCACTGGTGGCAGTTCATGTCCATTTTCCGCAGCTTGCCGCCTGAGAGCCAGATCAAGAATGCGATCTATTACCGCAGCGTGGATATGCGCAGGATATCCGACCCCAAAGAGCGGGAGCGGTATGCGGACATCAAACGCGCTGTGGCGCTGGACCCGGTAGATTACGAGGCCGAATACGACGCGGCCATGGCAAGGAGGGATATGTGTGCCGACAGCAGCTTCGGATGATGGCGTCGTCCTCGGCCTGAAATTTGACATCAGCCGTGTGAAGCAGACGCTGGATCAGGTCAAAAACATGGTGCAGGGCATGGCTGAAGATTCCGCGAAAGCCGTGGCCAAAACAGATGACGTACTGGAAAAAGCGCGGAAAAATGCTGAAAAGTGGAAGATCGAACCGACCACAAAGGGCATCGAGGCTGCGCAGAAAGAGCTGGATATCCTCAACGCCACGATCGTGAACCAGCAGAATGAGCTTTCCAACTGTGAGCGGGAACACGAGCGCCTGGCCGATAAATACGGCGAGACCAGCGGCCAGGCTCTGAAGCTGGAAAAACGCATGCTGAGCCTTCAGGCC